TCAGGATGGCCCGCCAGTATGTGGCGCCGTGTATGGCGCCTAGCTTTGACTGTAGGGCCTGGAGGACTTCGATGTGGATGCTATCGGCTGGCATTGGCTGGCTTCTTTTTGGGCGGCTTGAGAATGAGCGCCCAATCAGCCGGGCTCCAGCTAAAACGCTCGCGCTTAGTCTCTATTGAATCAGCCTTGCCACTATTTGCCATATATTGTTCCTCAGTTGCGCGCTTACAATCTCTAGGCCGCTGCCCCGTGCAATCAGTAACTCTTGCTCTTCTGGATGCTGACCCACCGCGCCTACATAGGCAGCACGCGATTGCTCCGGCACTTGAATCTCAATTAATGCGTCGCCTTCGCTGCCATAGCTGCGGGCGGCCTGCTCTGAAAGCGACGTTGACAGGTAAGCCGGATCCCTAACCGTCTGCCCCACCATGTCTTGCCAGCGATAGGTGTTGAAATCTTTGTCTAGGATTGCCCCAGACGTGCGGTATGCCGTTGTAGGCGCAGGCGTCCGCGATTTGTCTAGCGCGGCGTCTAGCCGCTTTGTTAGGTCTGGGAACGGGTCTCGGCCCTCGCGCAACCCGCGATTCTCCATCCGTGCCGCCGCCTCCGTGTACTGCTTAACCGCTAGCTCTTCCGGCTGACTAAGGCTTTGCGCCCACCGCTCGCCCTCTTGTTTGATCTCGGCATTTGACGCCGCAGGCGTCGCCCCCTGTGCCTCCGGCTCATTCCACCTGTGAGTGATCCAACACCTGCACCTTGGATGCGCCGGCGGTGGGCCGTTGACTAGCCCCTTGGTCAGCTCCGCCCATTCATCCTCTGGCTTGTCATCCAATGGGGCACACATCGTCGTGCACACCAGCTCGTCGCGGTTGGTGTGCCAGATGGCCACCATGTCAAAGCCTGAATCCTTGGCGATTTGTACCGTTGAGATAGCGCCCTCGGCGCTGGCCCTGGTCACCTCGGTGACGGCGATCATCTCGGCTCGCATCGACCCAAACCACGGAGCCAGGTCGGCCTCGAGGTCGCCCCGTGTGCGCCCTGTATCGGCAAAGAACCGCTGCACCCCGGTGCTCACCTTGTCTCTGGTCGTGGCGTTGATGCCCGTCACCAGGTCATAGGTGTAGGTGCGCGCCCATTCCATGGCCGCCTCGTTGGCTTGCTCCCAGTCTATGCCAATGGCCTTAACCGCTGACAATCATAGCCTCCGTTACCATCCTAGCCAGCTTCTCAATCTCAGGCCTCAGCTCGCGTTGCATCTCTGCATCCTGTTTCGCCCAATAGTCTGCGGGTAGCTTGCTCATGTCTGGCTTGGCGCCCAGCTTGCGTATGATGTAGGCGTACTGCTCTTTGAGCCTGCGCCGCATGATGCGGTCAATCCTGCGCTCCGAGGCGTCTTTGTCGGCTGCGAACGGATCTGTTAACCCGCCCAGCGTTGTGCGCTCTGCCTTGACTAGAAAGGGGCCGCTGAAGGCGGCTCTCACCTCGTCTCTACTGTCAGCCAGCGCCAGCCTGGCCTTGACCACTGCCACCAGGTCGGTGGGCAGGTAGTCGGGATTGAATGACACGCCGGCGCCGCGCTTGACTACCTTGCGCCGCCACTTGGCTAGCTCTGCGTTACGCAGGCCCTCAAGATCCTCGTCGTCTGGGTCTGGCTTATCGGGATCGTCGCCGTCAAGCTCTACCCGCATCTCTGGCTCGTCTGCCGGTGGCGCACCAAACGGACTCAGCCCCGGCGGTGTAGCACCTTGCACCCCGTCAACTGCGCTGGCTGCCAGCTTGTCAACCTGGGGCACCAACAGCAAGTCGCGGTCATCGCCCAGCGGCTCGTCACCGTCAAACCTGTTACGCGTCTCCTCAACGGTGTGCACTATCTGGTAAAGGCGCCGCTCTTCGTTCTCTATAATGCGGTCCACAATGCGCGGGTCATCGAATTGCCCCAGCAGCCCGTCGCCATACAATGGCAATACGTCGCCTGTTAGCTTCTGTGCAATGGCTACGCACTGCGGCCACACGCCCTGATCCATCATGGTGGTCAAGCCGACCTTGCTACTGGCCTCGGTTGCGTTGACTGCCAACTGGGAGGCGTAGCCGGGCGCAATGACGCTAAATATCTCGTCTCTGCCGAACTCACGGCCAGCGACGAAATCCATGTCTTTGTTCGAGATGGCGTTGGCCACAAACTCGACGCCCTTGTCACCCATGGCGCGCATCATGTGTAGCTGCTGATTCTGATTGCCCCCCAATGCCTTCTTGAAGTCAGCGGCCATCTTCCGCCAAGGTGTATCCGCTATCGGATCCTTGAACATCAAGATTCCTGGCATCTTGATGTTGTCTTTGTCAAAGTAATGCGCGTTGCTGGAGGCCATGTTCCAATCAGTTTCAGCGGCCATGGCCAGCGCCTGAATATCCGACGCACCCACCCAGTCATTCGTGGGATGCCAGTTCTTAAAGTGCGTGATCTCCTCACACTCGAGAAACATCGCCTCGCCATTGCCGGGGTCGTACTCGTAGCCCTTGATGTAGCTGCGGCCGTCAGGTATCGGCTTGATCCTGTAGGGCGGTATTACCCACAGCTCGATTAGTCTGCCACCTACCATGTTTTTCTGAACGTAAGCGTTGCCAGTGAGCTTAATCCATGCCACGAGCGCAAAGAAAAACTCATACTGCGACATGAGCGGGTTGGGCGCTTCGAGTAGAATCTCAAAGGGATGGTTGTCTATCTCTTGTGTCTGCTCACCTGCCACCCGGTGCATGACATGAAAATCCTGGAGAGCCACGTTGCGCGCAATGGCGCCCACACCGGCGTTGATCCAGCTCAGTTTGTTGTAGAGCTTGGCTTGCGCCTTTTCTGTCACCGGGTTGCCAGTGTCCCAGCGGTGCGCTTCGGCAGTGGCCAGGATGTTGGGCGGGTACGCCCCCGGCTCGGCCTTGCCTATTAGTGCGCGCCAAGCGGCTCTCAGATCCATAAACTAAGCCTTTAAATGTAGCCCATTGTTAATATACTCAATCTCTATGTGAGACAGCGGTAGCGGCTTGCCATCCAGCGTTGCGGTAATGGTCTGCGCGGGGCCAATGCCTTCGAATACCACGCGCAAGTCGCCGCCTAGCTGCCTACGTGGCAACACTGCCACTGCCATCGCCGCTAGTCCGCTCCCAAGCAATCGTCGTCTATCCATGATATCCTCCTCAGAATATCGCAAAGGGTGAGCCGGTCGGCACATCCATGCCCTGCCATGCCAGCGCCAAGCTCATTACCGTGTCGTCGTGCATGCCCTCTGGCGCGCTGTACGTGGTCATGCCAGACGGTGAGCGCTTCATCTCGTAGGCTTGCAGCTCGCCAATCAGCACTGAATCGTTTAGGATCTCGATGGATCCCTGCTCAAACGCCAGTGCCAGTGCTTCGATGGCCTGCACCTTGCTGGCGTTGGTCGTGGTAAAGCCTCGCACTGGCAGGGCGCTCCGTTGTAACTCTTCGATGATTGGTTCGCCCATGGAGTTTGTTTCGGCGATTATTGTCACAGGGTTATACCGCCCTGCCAGTGCCTCAAGCCTGCCGCGCTGTACCGCATAGTCAATCTGATTGAATCGGTCTATGTACACCATGCACTTGGTTGCCAAGTCCAACACCGTGATCACTGTGAAGTCGTTGTGTTTGCCCCAGTCAACACCGAAGAGGTACTCATGGCCAACCTCGGGCGCTTGCGGTGTGGCAATGGCGGCCTCGCGTATCTTGCGAAACACACCGGCGCCGCCTTCCTTGAACTCGGCTAGGTATTCCTGCTCAAAGATGCGCTCGGGTAGCGTGCGCCGCGCTGACTCAATCTCGTCGGCTGGGATGTATGGGTTCTCAGACGTTGGTGACGGCGCCCAGCTCTTCCATTCTGAATCGTCTGGATCCTGCCCCATCTGCCACAACTGCCAAAAACCATTACGCCCCTGGGGCGTGCTAAAGAACCACGCGTCACCTTCGTAGTCTGTCAGTGTCGGGCGAATGTCGCTATTCCAAACGTCTAGCAGGTTTGACTGTAACGCCGCCTCGTCAATCACCACGCGGGCGTACTTGCGCCCTCGCCCTGGATCCTCGCTCATTGTCCACATATCGATCACGCCGCCGGTTCTGAGACCGATGCGGCGCTCTTGCGCCGATACGTCCGTTGTGAGTGGCTTGACCTTGGCTTTGACGCTACGCCACACAGGCGACAGTAGTTTGTATGACGGCGCGAACCACGCTGTAGGCCGGCCCTGCTCTATCGCTGGCGTGATGAGAAGCTCCTCACCTAGCAGCGATTTGCCCCACCGACGCGCACAATCAGCCACGTTAAACCGCTTGGCGGTCATAACCTTGGCTGCCTGGCTAGCGTGCTGCTGAGGTATCTGGATCCTGACTGACGTGCTCAATGATTATCCTCAAGTCACCGTCGTTGACGTTCTCATTGCGCTGCGTGGCTTTGCCAAAGACACGATCAGCAACCTCTTTTGCACAGTCTAGGCGTAGCCGCATGGGTTGCTTTGGGTTCTCCATAACAGAGATAAAGAGACCCATGGCATACCTAGCATTCTCGCCGGCCTCTTCGATTGCCCTATTCCGTATCTCTCGGATTGCCTTGGGTTTGCGCCCTGCGCCAGGACGAGCCCCGCCCCGGCCATCTGCCATCTTTTGAATTCCTTTTGATTAACGCTTTTTTTCAACTTATTTCAAAACAATCAAAAGCGCTGCCCCACAGGTATTATACCATGCGGAGCAGCGCTAGCCTTGCGTTCTGTGCGCAAGTTTTAGTCAAACCCTACTCACGTAACTCAATCTCTGGCTCACAGGTGCAATCCTTCCCATCCCAGATTGCACACCAGTTATCATGAGCTATCTCAAGACGCCTAATCTTGCCTTCATTGCCCTTGATCCCAAGCCGAACCACGGCCGCCTTGATTTTCCCCTGTAGACTCGGCCGACACCGATCGCTTACATAAAGCATCCCCACTAGATCACCCTCCACTCATACGTAATGTCGAGCACAATCGCCACATAGCCCGGCTCGCCGCCCAGCTCCTGGAGGTCTAGCTGTATGGTGCGCGGGCTCACGTTGTACCTGTCGGCCAGCTCTGCCACCGTTGCCCCGCCGCCCACCTTGCGCCGCTCTATGAGCAAATCCCGTATGCACTGCCGGCGACGGCCGCGATTCATGGTGACTTCAATGATATCAGTCATAATACCCCCCTGGTGGCCTCGGTGTAGGCATCCAGTGGGTAACGTCACCACCTAGAATGTCCCAGTCCGCCGTCCACGTGCCGTCCCAGTAGCTCAGATCAGCCCACCCGGCCCCTCTGTGCGGGTCAACCACAAAGATCAAATACACATCGTGGCTCTCTGGCATCCCCTCCACTAT